ATCGCTGCTAAGTTTTCTACGGGAGAAATTGCCGCAGATAGCATGGTAAGCGGTGATGATAGTTTTTACTTAGTAGAGAAGTTACGGCAGGGTAAGGATTGTATTTACGGTGCCTGCGGTGACTGGGACAAGATTCTAAAGTTTTATCAAGTAATGGAGGCCGGTGGTGATTTGGATTCCGATACTGAAGTTACGGTAATTGCATTAAGACAAGATGGTTTGTGGATATACGAGAGTTCAATCATTCCGGCGAAAATTAAGAATGATTTTTGGAGTATAGGGACAGGAGCCAACTTTGCCATAGCGGCAATGCATTACGGGGCTTCTCCGAAGGAGGCGGTTGAGATTGCTTGTATGTATGACTCAAGTTCTCATGGCCCTATTGACGAAATGAAATTACCAAGGAAACCCCGTGGCGTTAAAAAGAGTATCTGACGAAGAGATCATCACCTCAATGAAAAGGTTTGGCAGCACTAAGTTGGCTGCTGAACACGTTGGTATGTCTGTGCGAGGATTTGGTCAGCGCAAGGCTAAGATTCAAATGGAGCGAGGGATTCCTCTGCCAGCCTACTGTGCGCCACAAGAAACCAAGCGCAATACTTTCATACCTGAGAATCGCAGGGTGATAGAGCACACGGTAGAAAAGGGTCACATATTTATTGCAAGTGACTGCCACTACTGGCCCGAAGAATCAACCACGGCGCATAAGGCGTTTGTTTCCCTGCTGACAGAATTTAAGCCAAAGACCATCGTCCTAAACGGGGATGTCTTTGATGGGGCTAGAATCAGCCGACACGCGGCCCTAATGGGTACTAACCCACCAACACCAAAGCAAGAGATAGAAGCCTGTCAAGACCGATTAGATGAGATTGCAAAGGCATCAAAGAACGCAACAAAACTTTGGACTTACGGCAACCACGATGTCCGACTCTTTAACTACATTGCCCAGAACGCCCCAGAACTATCTGAGTTTAGCGACCTGTTTGCATACTTTCCGGGTTGGCATACTGGCTGGCGTATCGATGTTAATGGCTCGGTAATCATCAAGCATCGCTATCACAATGGAATCCACAGTACGTGGAACAATGCCCTGAAATCGGGGCGCTCGATAGTGACTGGTCACTTACATCAGTTAAAAACCACCCCCTTTTCAGATTACGATGGTCGTCGGTGGGGGGTCGATGCCGGGACGCTTGCTGAACCGTATTCAGATCAATTCACGTACACCGAGATGAACCCGGTCAACTGGTGCTCAGGGTTCTGTGTGCTCACATTTGAGAACGGTAAGTTACTGCCGCCAGAACTTTGTGAGGTTATCAACGGGGTGGCTTACTTCCGGGGGCAAAGAGTATGAGTCCTTGGCTAATGATTTTTGTGGGGTGTATCTACGCCTACATTGGGTTTGAGCAGGGCGCTAAGGGTAACGTAGCAATGGCAATAGTTTTTGCAGGTTACGCTTTTAGCAACGTGGGCCTCTATCTAGCAACGAAAGGGTAAAGATGTTACCAATTGCCGCACTATTAAGTATTGGGGAAAAGGTTCTCGACAAGGTTCTGCCTGACCCAGAGGCCAAAGCAAAGGCACAGGCTACGCTTATGGAAATGGCTCAGAAGGGTCAGTTGGCTGAACTTGAGGCTCATGTAAAAGAGATGGACTCTGCCCGTAAGCGGGAGATCGAAATTGCAACCAGCCAGTTTGCGCCGACTATAAATAAGATCGTTACCCCGATTCTGGCCTTGGGTACCGTGTCGCTGACTTTTATTTTGTTCTTGGTCATCATATTCGTTGAGGTCAACAGTCAGTCCAAGGACATCCTGATCTACGTTCTGGGCGCCCTGACCTCTGCCATGACTATGGTGCTTGGCTACTACTTTGGGTCTAGTCAGGGATCTAAAGAGAAAAGTGCTCAACTTGACGAAATCATGGACAAGAAGAAATGAACTCTAACCTTGAACGGCTAGGTTTTTGGATAACGATTATTGCGACTGTTTCCCTGTCGATGATCCTTTTGGGCATGACGGTATCGGTTTGTGTTGGCTTATTTGACGAAAAAGTAGATAACAACAAGATTTTTGAGATGCTGATGCCAGCCTTTCAGACGATTGTCGGGGGGTTTATTGGTCTAATTACCGGAATTAAAATAGGAAGTAACCAAGCAAAATGAATCTGACCGCTAACTTTACTCTTGCCGAAATGGTGAAGTCTGATACTGCACTGCGGCATGACATGGACAACACACCGGGGGAGGCTGAGATTGCTAATCTTAAAACACTCTGTGAAAAGATATTGCAGCCCGTCCGTGACCAATTCAAAACCGGAGTCAAGGTCAACTCAGGATTCCGTCATCCCGAGGTCAACGCAAAGGTTGGAGGATCAAAAACTTCAGACCACTGTAAGGGACAAGCCGCTGACATCGAAATCCCCGGAATCCCCAACGCAGACCTAGCCGTTTGGATTATGGAGAACCTTGACTATACCCAGTTGATCCTTGAGTTCTACACCCCCGGGGTGCCGGATTCGGGCTGGGTGCATGTTTCCTACGACCCTGCCAACCTCAAAAAGCAAAACTTGACCGCCACCAAGCAGGGCGGTAAAACGGTATATTTGCCGGGACTTGTAGCGTGAGGAAACCATGCCATTTATAGCACTTAGATTTAAACCGGGAATAAACCGAGATCAAACTAACTACTCTAACGAGGGTGGCTGGTTCGAGGGCGACAAAATTCGCTTTCTTTCGGGCTACCCCCAAAAGATTGGTGGCTGGCTTAAGCAGACTCCTAATACGTTCCTTGGCACTTGCCGTCAACTATTTAACTACGTAACAACTTTTGGGGATAATCTTCTAGCCGTTGGGACGAACCTAAAGTTGTACTTGGAGGCTGGTGGTAACTTTTATGACATCACCCCACTTCAAGAAACAACATCTGCCGGGAATGTAACTTTTACGGCCTCTAATGGCTCATCTACTGTAACGGTAGCAGATACAGGCAATCCAGCAGTAGTAGGTAATTATGTTCAGTTTACCGGCGCCGCTTCTTTGGGTGGTAATGTGACGGCGGCAATTTTAAATGTTAACCAAGGTTTTGAGATTGCAACGGTAATTAATGCCAATGCGTACACAATTGTTGTTCCAGTTACAGCCAACGCATCAGACATTGGTAATGGTGGTGGTTCAACGATTGGTAAATATCAAATAAATGTGGGTACTGCAACCGGTACATTTGGTTATGGTTGGGGCACAGATACTTGGAGTAGATCTGAATGGGGCCTTGGAGGTACAACTCCAGTATTTTTAAACGGTACCGATTGGTGGTATGACAATTTTGATAATGATTTAGTTGCCAATATTAGAAATGGGGCTGTTTATTATTGGACTAGAGGGTCTTCAACAACTGCAACTTCGGCGCTTGAGACCAATGCAATCCTTCTTTCAACAAAGGCTACCGCAGATGGATACAGTGCAAACGCAGTACCAACCAAGGTTATGCAAGTTCTTGTATCGCAAAACGACAAGCATCTTCTCGCTTTTGGGAGTGTGCCTTTTGGTTCTACTAATGTGGATGATTTTGACCCCCTTCTTATTAGGTGGGCTGATCAGGATAATCCGAGCCAATGGACTCCGACGCCTACCAACTCTGCGGGATTTATAAGAGTTTCTAGGGGTTCTAATATTGTTCGTGCTCTTCCAACACGGCAAGAAATCTTGGTGTGGACAGAATCGCACCTTTATTCTTTCCAATTCCTTGGAACTACGGATGTGTTCGGCTTACAAGAACTAGCGGATAACATCTCTATTCTTAGCCCACGAGCCTGTACCACTGTAAATAACGTCACTTACTGGATGGGGCATGACAAGTTTTATGTCTATTCAGGCCGGGTTGAGACTCTTCCTTGCACCCTACGGCAGTTTGTCTATCAGGATATTAACTATACCCAAGCCGACTTAATTATTTGTGGCACAAACGAAGGTTGGAATGAAGTTTGGTGGATGTACCCAAGTGCCAACTCCGCTTACCCAGACCGCTACGTGATCTATAACTACCTTGAGCGTATCTGGTACTACGGAAATATTGACCGGACTGCATGGTTAGATAGCCCGTTGCGTGAATATCCTATGGCGGTCAATACGCCTAATGGAAGCAATGTTGGGGTTCTCTACGATCAAGAAAATGGTTTAGATGCGGATGGCGCACCTATAGCGGCTTATATTCAATCGTCTGATTTTGACATTGCTGACGGCGAACAGTTTATGTTAACTCGTCGTATGCTTCCTGACGTTAATTTTGCCAAGTCTACTGCCGCTACGCCAGAGGTAACACTACAAATCCGCCCCCGTAACTTCCCCGGGTCGGGTTTTCAACCTGTAGGCACAACGGACTCTAAACCGGTAATTGAGACTGCGGTAGATGCCTACACAGATCAGATATTTATCCGTGCCCGTGCCCGTCAGATGGCGTTAAAGATTAGTTCAGAGGATTTAGGGGTTAACTGGCAATTAGGCGTGCCTAGACTAGATGCTCGTGTGGATGGTAAACGCTAATGGGGATGCAAGGATTTAGGGCACCAGCATTACCTGTACCGCCTGTTGAATACGACCAGAGATACCACACGGATCTGATTCGCATACTTCGCCTTTACTTTAACCAACTAGACTCCACAACCCCATTAGTTCTTGATGGTCTACAACTAATTAATCTACCTACTTCTGGGTATGGGCTAAGGGACAACACCGTATTTAGGGTAGGAGAGGATTTAAAAATTGCTTTACCTAACATCGTCTACCCGCTTGGAGTATCTGCTTCTGGCTATGTGGGGACGGTCTCAGTTACCATAGCCCCATAGACTTCACTTGACAAATTCAGGATAATTCCATTATGCAATATCCCAATATAGGCCAACCCCAATACGGATTCGCCCCCACCATGCCCGGTATGGCAGGTGGTGGGTTAGCATCTTTACCCGTTAAGCGGTTTCAATCCGGTGGGGCTTCTACGGCTCCTAGATATTCATACAACCCAATTACCCAAAGTTATACTTTGCTTACCCCAAAGCAGCAATTTAACCAAGGTTCAGATGGTGGGGTTTACCCTAGTGGTCAGTACGGTAGTTTTGGGGAAGGAACTCCAGCCGATACAAATTCGGGTTGGTCTCAGATGACCCCTACCGATCAGGCGGCTTACTACGCTGCAAACCCCACAATGGCGGCTGTTACCCAAACGGGGTTAAATGCTCTTGGGGTAACGTCTTTAGGTATGTTACAGAACGCTTTAGATCCTATCGGTGTAGCGCAGGCTCACACTATTGCTCAGGGTATTAATCCCACCCTAGCCACCCCTGTAGAAAATCCCGCAGTGCAACAAGTTACTCCTATAGACCCGGTTCAAACTGCTAACTTAGCGGCTATGAATCAGCAGCAACAAACAACTAGCCCTAGCGCAGTTGCCACTGCATTTGCCGATACAGTTATGGGTGCGGTGCAAGATGCTGAAGACGCCGAACAGGGTGCGGCAATGAATGCCGTTTCTGCCCCTACTGCCCCTACTGCCGCCCCTGATAACGCCCCTACTTCTACCTCTACTTCTTCTGATAACGGTGGGCCTTCTGGAAATCAATTTGCTGGTAATGAAAATCACGGTATGTTCAGTGATAACTCTTTTACCGAATCGGCTCAGTTTCACGACAATATGATGAGCGCTGGGTTTAATGATTCTACGTCTAGTGAAGGTACTGATGGGGCTTCGCCTAGTTATAACCGAGGTGGTCAAATTATGAACTACGAACAAGGCGGTCTTGCCGCAGCGCAACAAACACAAAGTAAAGGCCGTGGTCAGGACACGATGCTTGTCCACATGACCCCCGGTGAGGTCAAAGGTCTTCAGGCTTTGGCTATGTCCCAAGGCGGTTCGCTCACAATTAACCCCCAGACTGGACTGCCGGAAGCAGGGTTTTTAAGTTCTATTCTCCCAATGGTGGCTGGCTTTGCTCTTGGCCCAGCAGGGTTTGGATTGATGTCCTCCCTTCAGGCTGGATTAGCCGTAGGTGCTTTAACGGGCGTGGCTACTGGAAGCCTTAAGAAGGGTCTCATGGCAGGTTTAGGAGCCTATGGCGGTGCGGGTATAGGTGAGGGTTTAGTAGGTGCCGCAAATGCTACAACCCCAGTTGCCACGGGTGCAGAAGCAGGGTTAACTAGCGCCTCCGAGATGGCTGCAAGTAACTTATCTCCTGAATTACTCAATTCCCCTATCACTACCAATCCAAGCATAAGTGGCATTGATCCGGGCTTGCTTGAAAGTAGTGGTCTTACACCAAAGTCCCCATATTTTAAAATGGCTCAAAGCAACATTGATCCGGGCTTGCTTGAAGGTATGGGTGGCACACCGGGTATGACAGCACAACAAGTGGCTACGGCGCCGGTTATCAATCCTACTCCTTCTATACCCGTCTCTCCCACTACTGGGTTTGAGAGCGCGGGAACGGGGTTTAAAAATATGTTTGATACTGGGCAAGTTGGAACCGATGCCCGTAGTGCCTTTATGAAGAGCACCCCAACCGGAACATTACCCGCGGCTGGTATGACGGTGGCTTCGGCATTGACTCCTGAGCCAGCACCTTTACCAAAATCAAAATCCTTTATCCGCCCCTACTCTGTAGATATAACAAACCCATCGGGTACGCCTATGTACACCCCGCAGGACACAAGGGAGCGGGCACAGGTGCAATATGCTTTTAAGCCAGAAGGTATTTATCAGGCTGCTCAAGGTGGTCTGACTGCTCTCAACGGGCAAACCTACGATGATGAATATGGTCGGGATGAGTACGACGAGGGTGGCTCTGTACAGAAGCGTAAATCTAGATCTCTTAAGGGTAATCCCTACTATAGATTTGCTCAAGATCGTAAAGATTCCAGCATGGAAGCCGCTGTTGAACAGAATTTTGCCAAAGGCGGTCTTGGCGCGGTTTTACCCCCACGGTTTTTATCGGGCGGTGGCGACGGTATGAGCGATTCTATTAAGGCCAATATTGATGGTAAGCAGGAGGCTAGGTTAGCCGATGGTGAGTTTGTGGTTCCGGCAGATGTGGTATCTCATCTTGGTAATGGGTCAAGCAAAGCCGGGGCTAAGAAGTTGTATGCGATGATGGACAAAATTAGAAAAGCAAGGACAGGACGCACAAGACAAGCCCCTGAAGTCAACGCACGAAGATACATGCCTGCATGAATTACGAGATAACACTAGCAAGATTTAAAGAAACATATTCAGAATTAGAGCCTTTATACAGGCAGCATTACTCAGAAATGGTTGAGCGGTTAGCAGGGCAGGGAGTGCATTACCCCCCGTATAACCCAAGACTTGACGAGTACATAAGGGCTGGCGATGGTGGGTGGTTATTAACTTTTGTTTTACGGTTAGAAGGTAAAGCGGTTGGATATAGCAATGTTTACGTAACAAGCGATATGCATAACCAAGACCTGATAGCCCAAGAAGATACTATTTTTGTTTTAAAAGAGCATCGCAACGGAGTAGGGAAAAAGATGGTTCGCATCATTCTTGAAGAATTGCGTAGCCGTGGAGTTAAACGGGTTTTGGTTTCAGCAATGACTGATCTACGTGTAGCAAAACTTTGGAAGAGAATGGGATTTACCGAAGTTGCTACCCAAATGATCTACAAATTTTGAGGTATAAATTATGTGTTCTTCATCATCACCAGCACCGCAACCAACCAGTACGACGCAAACGACAATACCTGAGTACGCTCAACCGTATGCGGAGAAGATGCTTGGTAAAGCCGAGGCTATTACTGAAAGTCCGTATCAAGCCTACGGTGGACAGCGTATGGCTACCGCTACTCCAGAACAGCAAGCCGTTCGGCAAAACGTGGCTGCTATGCAGCAACCCGGTCAATTTGCTGCCGGTACTGGGTTAGCCGCTGCGGGTGGTCTTGGTGCTCTCGGTGCTGGTCAACAGTATATGCAGATGGCTACTGACCCAATGGCGCAGCAAGCCTTTATGTCTCCTTATATGCAGAACGTGGTTGAACTGCAAAAACAAGAAGCCATCCGTGATGCCCAGAAAGGGCAGTTGGCTCAGAACTTGGGCGCGGCTCGTCAGGGTACGTATGGAGGCGCACGTCAACTTCTTGCTGGTACTGAACGTGAGCGCAACCTACAACAAAATCTGGCAAACATTCAGGCTGTGGGATCTCAAAAGGCTTACGAAGATGCTATGCGTGGTATGCAGTTTGGCACTCAGGCTGGGCTACAGGGTGCTCAAGCCGCTACTCAAGCCGGTGCTACATTGGGTCAACTGGGTATTGGACAGCAACAAACAGGTATTGACTTGGCTAAAGCACAAGAAGCCTTTGGTGCAATGGGTCAGGCCGAGCAGCAGAAAGCCCTTGACCTCCAGTATCAGGACTTCTTACAGCAACAACAGTATCCGTATAAGCAACTTGGCTTTATGTCTGACATCCTCCGTGGTAGCGCAAACCTTGCGGCTACTGGAGGTAAGACTGTTTACGAGGCACCCCCATCCGTAGCGTCACAGGTCGGTGGTTTGGGATTGGCTGGGCTTGGCGTATATAACCTTCTGAAGTGAGGCAAGAATGAACGAAATGGATATGATGTCGCCTGAGAAGGTAGCAGCAAAGTATGGTGGGGATAAGCAAAAAATAGGTCAAGCCGCTCAGATGGGGTTACTTAACCCAACGGTAGCCGTCATGGCTGGTATGTTTATTGATCGTATGCGTGGCGCTGCGATGCAAGAGCAAGCCCCACAAAGCACAGTAGCCCAAGATATTATGGCTCCCGCACAAGCGGCTCCGGCTGGTCTGGGTGCGATTGCTCAGGCTCCGATGGAAGGTGGCTTAGAGGCACTTCCTACCCCTAACTTAGATAACGCTGAGTACGCAGGTGGTGGAATTGTGGCATTTGAAGAAGGAGGCCCAACTACGCCGTTTGGTAGATTTGCATCAGATTTCGGAAGCAATTTTAGAAATAAAACAGCAGAAGAATTAGAAATTTTAAAACTTCAAGATGAACTTAGAGGCAAGTATGGTTCTGCTTCTAGCCTACCCGGTTTATTTATGTCGCAAACGGATGAAGAACGTCGGCGGGCTAAAGATATTATGGGCCGTTTAACTAGAATGGATGTTAACGAACTGCGTCAATTAGCCGGAAGCGAAAAGGTCAGTAAGCCTGAGAAGTCTGAAAAGCAAACCGCTACAGAAGGTCCGATGACGGGCGCTGATTTACGTAAAATGGATCCAGCAGAAATGGCACTTCGTTCTGCTCCGGGGCTAACGCCAGCGCAATCCGCCGCTAACATCGCAGATGCTAGAAAAACATTAGCCGTACCAAAAAATGAGTCAACCGAAGGCGTTAATGTCAAAGCCGCTGATAAAGCCATGACTGACTACGCTAAAAAAGTTAAGGACATTTATAAAGAGTTTGGCGTTTCTGACGAACCGGATGCCAAGACTCGTGAGGCTTTAGAAAAGTACAAAGAAAAACTTAACAAGGATCTGGACAAGGCTGGTGCTCTTGGTTTAGTACAAGCAGGGCTTGGTATTGCTGGGGGTAAATCTCAATACGCCCTACAAAATCTTGCTGGTGCCACCCCTGCAATTGAGCAGTATAGCAAAGCAATGTCCCAGATCCGTGAAGGTGAAAAAGGTATTCTTGACAGTGAAGCCAAACTAGACCAAGCCGCTGATGCCCGCGCTCGTGGTAATGTGAAGTTGGCGCTTGAACTTGAAAAAGACGCTAGAGATTTGGCTATAAAAGAACGTCAAGTATCAGAGCAAGCAGGGCTTCGTCGTGAGATAGAGGGTGGAAGACAAGAGCAAAGGTATCTCAACATGATGCAGAATGCCCGCCGCACGGCTATGAATAATATTGTGCAAGCCCGCAAACTAGATATCACTGCTATGGACCAGAATCAGTTGGCTACTCTCGAACGTGAAGCCGATGCGCTATTATCTAGAGACCCTGCCTATCAATCCATGTATAAGAAGATTTATGGTGAGGCATACGCTCCCGGACCTATGTCCTCCGCCGCTGTCGATTATGGCAAAATGTATGGCGTAACACCCAAAAAACAATAAAGGTCAACCATGTCCGACTTTGCAAGAATTAGGGACAATGTCCAAAAGATGGTCGATCAGGGTGCGCCCTCTTACCATATCGATGGCTATTTAGATACAGAAGGGTTTAGTCCTAAAGAATTTAAAACGGCAGTGGAAAATTACGGCACCTTTATGAGTGCTGTAAAACGAGGCGGTAAAAATGTAGGGTCTTTGATTGCAGACTTTATACCCATTATGGGTGCAACCGCACTTGAAAAAATTGCTCCCGAAAGTTTTCAGCCATCTATTGAAAACTATAAAAAACGTCAGTACGAAGAAGCAATCCAAACACAGGAAGAAATTGCAAAGCGTTTCCCTGCTGAGTTTGAAACTTACAAACAAATAGAAGACCCGATACAAGCCCTTAATTACGCAAAAGAAGCATTTGGCGAGTCCGTTGCGTCTTTACTTCCCGGTATTTTTACTGGGGGTTTTGGATCCCTCCTTACTAGGGGGGCTGTGGCAAAGTCTAGCCAAGCGGCGGGAGAAATTGCTAAACGCAAAGCCTTGGAAGAGGCCAAAGAAGCCGCCGTGCGTGGAGCACCCGGAGCAGCCGAAGAATTTGTATCTGGTATTGCCGGACAGCGTGCTGCGGCACTTGGTAAAACGGCGGCAGAAAAAGCCTTGTTCCGTAACCAGTTAGCGGCAGATGTCGGCAGTGCCTATATAGGCTCGGCAGCGCTTAATATTCCCGCTGCTTTTCAGACTATTTACTCTGAGACCGGGCAGGAATCTCTATTACCGGCAATTGGTGCGGGTTCCTTTAACGCCCTGTTAGATGCCGCAACCCCAGTTAGCCTGATACGAGCCGCCCGGGGAAAAGGGATTACCAACGAAGAACTAGTGGGCGCTTGGTACTTGCGTGGTGCCAAAGGACTTGGCAAGGGGGCTTTAACTGAGGGCCTTACCGAGGCTGCGCAAGAAGTAACCAACGCCGCGGCGGTCAACTTTGTTGATGAAAACAAAGAAATCTTTACCCCTGAAAACCTAGTCAAATTTATAGACTCTGGCCTGCGCGGTGCGATTGGCGGTGGTGGCTTGCAGATGTCTACCGATATTTTATTTGGTAAATCCGAAGGTGCTAAACCACCTCAACCACAAGGATTACCCCCGGGGCCACCTCCCGGCACACCACCTACGGGCCGTCCTGTGTCTCCTACCACTTATGGAGAGCCTGCGGTATCGGAGTTAGAACTAGAGGGCGTGGCTACTCCCGAAGGTCCGGGGTTTGCTCCCGCGAGAGACTTGGCTGGTGTTATACCAAAAGGTAGATTGCCCGAAGCCACAGAAAATCTGCGTCCTATTTTGGATAAAGAGGGCAAAGTTGTTGGCTACGAAGAACAACCCCCCGCCCCGCCTGCACCCCCAGAACTTGAGGGAGAACAGTTGGAGATGCCACTTACGGGACAGCAAGAGTTGTTCCCGGGTAAAGCCCCCACCGAGCAGCCTGCGCCAACCCCTTTGCCTACCCCAACGGCACCCGAAGCCATCGATCTCCCGGGCACTGTAGAGAGCACCGTCAAAGAGGCTAAACAAGATCCTAGTGCTTCTAAGATTCTGAAGGGCAATAACCCTGCGTCAACTAAAGCGCTGAATGACAGGCTAGCCGAGTTTCTAAAAACTAACGAAGATCCTGTCCAAGCGATGGAGCAGTTGTTTGAGGCTGACCGCACCGCACGTCTACCGGCTGGCATGAAAGCCCTTAGCGAAGCCCAGAAAGAATTGCTTGAGACCGTCTACAAACGCATGACGGGTATGGACATCGACACTGGTATTAGGAGCCGACAGTTCCAAGGTGCCGAGCAGGCTGGCCTATTTGAAGAAGGAGCACCCCCGGCGCCTCCAGTTACCGCACCGCCCGCCGCACCGATGGACCCAGAGGCTGCTTGGAACCGCCACAAAAATGACGATCACCCTGCGTTTGGCGATCTAAATGCGGAAGAAAAGAACGCATGGTTAGGCTTTGTTAATCGGGGTCATGGTAGCGCGGTCAACTTCCAAGACATCGTAAATCTGTATAACGAGCGTCTAGTTGGTGAGTCCACACAAACACCAGAGCAGATTGAAAAAGTATTTGAAGAAGAGAAAAAAATTACCGATGTATCTATCGAAAACGAGATCAAAGGTCTTGACTACGATGGACTGCTTAACTACGCGCTAAATAACGGCCCTCCTGCTATGCGGGAAATGATGAGAGGAGTCAAAGACGCGGTAGACCGTATGAAAAAGCGTGGCTACAAATTTACGTTTACGCTTTCTACTAGCCCCTCGATGTCCCGAGCATTGCAGTTAAGTAATCGCGCTGCGGGCCACGTATACCCCAAAGGTAATCTAATGGAGTTGGTAATTTCGGGTACCGGCTCCGGGCGTCCTTTTGGCGCAACCTATGAAGTTGTTATGCATGAGTTACTTCATACGGTAACTATTGCGTTGATCCGGTATGGGCAGGTAAACCCTAATACAAATGAAGGTCGGATCGTAAAAGAAATTGAAGACCTACGTAGTCATGTTAAAAAAGAACTACAGCGTAAGCGTCGTGATGGGACTATCAAACCTTACGAACTGAAATTTCTAACGGGTACAAATGCATTTGGTTCTAAACATTATGGTAGAACCGTTCACAAAGCCGACGAGATGGTGTCGTGGTCAATGACTAACGCAGACTTCCGGCGTGTGCTTGAAGGCATTCAATATAAAGGCAAGAGCGCATTTAATTCGTTTGTAGAAATGATCCGCCGTTTGATCGGTCTATCACCCAGAGCACAAACCGCACTTGCTGAGATCCTTAGTCTTACCGAACAACTAGTTACTTCCCAGACTCCTGTAACCCCGATGCCGCGTGCTGGTAGGCCAGTGGGTATACAAGTAGAAGAATGCGCTGCTCCCTCTGTACCAGCAGAAGAGGACATCTTCTCCGCTATCGCTCCGGGGGTAACCGCAACTCCAACAGCCCCGGCACCTACGCCTGCACCGGGACCGTCCGTACCCGGGCTTGGTCAAAAGTACACTCTGCCAACTACGACAAAGTTACAGCCGTCACCCACGACATCCCAAAAGGTCAAAGATGCGGCTAAGAACATTACAGACGCTTTTAATGGAGACTGGTGGACGAAGTTTCGTATCGCTGCCGTAGATTCGGGGACTGGGTTATCTAAGACATTGAGTTCTTTGCCGGTATTCCAGAACGGTCAGTTGCGTGCGGATATGCTGATTCGTTCGTTTAATCAAGTCATCAACCTTATTAAGGTAGGTTTGCAGACGGGGATCCCAGTAGTTAACAGCGATGGGTCAATCGTTATTCAGCGCGATGCCAATAATATGGCTCGCTCCCAGATTCTTGCTGATAAGTTAGACGACAACGATATTGTCAAGGGCACCGGATTTTCAGGCCGTGGGTATGTGGCTGAAATCTCTCGTATTTTGCGGGGTCGTGAAATCCAACAAGTTGATGCCGAGCGTCGCCGTATAGCCGCTGGAAAGATGCTAGAGGCAAAGCAAAAGATAGCCCTAGCCAAGCAGTACAAGGCGGCAGGTGCGTCCCTGACTGACATCATGAAACTGGTAAATGAGGCTAAGGCCATCCGTAAGATGTACCTGAAAGACTTGACGTTAAACCGTGAGAAGCAAGTTACACAGGCGCATATAGACTGGGCCGAGCAACAGTTAGACGCCGTACCTGAAGTCCAAGAAATTTTGGATATCTGGCGCAACATCAACCGTAGCCTTCTGGACCTGTGGGAAAACACCGGCTTGCTTTCAAAAGAAGAGGCAGACCGCCTGCGCAAACGTAACTTCTACGTGCCGCTCTACGCCTCCCGGGTGGATTTGCTCCCAAGTGAACAAGAAACCTACACCGGCAAAAGCACTGGCACTAAAACTGTTCGGTTAATTGAGCATCTTGAAGGCAGTGAGTTGCAACGCAACATTTGGGAGAACATGGATAAGCACTATGCTTCGCAGATTGCGGCGGCTTATCAAAACCAAACACGACGGGTAGCGGTGCAGCAGTTAATGAGCATGGGCATTGACGCGGCGAAAATTGCCACAAACCCAAGCAACCCCGATATTAATCTAAAATACAGAGACCCAACCAACCCGAACGCGGATAAGCACGGGGTAGTCCATGTCATCTTAGATAACCCAAATGATTTAGTGGCGTTTCAAATGATGAACTACGAGTTGGGTCCGCTGATGAAAGGCATCTCGGCAACCACCCAAGTCCTACGGGCTGGTGCGTTGATTAACCCAATCTACTGGATACGCCAACTTATACGTGACCCAATCCACGCAAGTATCGCTGGTAACTTAAATCAGATTGTTACCCCGTTCCACGCGGCAAAAGAGTACATACAGGTTCTTAGAGATAATTCGGAGGAGGCCCGGATACTTGCAGAGCGTGGGGTGATCGGTCAAATTGACCCAATGGCTAATTTAGTTGGGGCATCGGCGCTTAATGTTCCATCTGCTCAAGATTTTTTAAAACAGGTAGGTACAGAAAAACTATCACCAACTATGTTGGATAAGGCCATCCACAAAATTATGCGGATGCACGAAGCCTCTGACGCTGCCACCCGCGTAGCAATTTTTAAAAACGAAAAAGCGTATGCACTTAAGCAAGGCATGTCTGAGAAAGACGCCATCAACTATGCGGTTCATAAGGCGCGGGAGTCTATTAACTTTGCGGTTCGGGGTAACTCCCAAATGCTGAATGTTTTGCGTCATTCAATTCCGTTCTTCTCGGCGGCTATTACAAGTTTAGATACTCTATACCGCACGGCTACGGGATACGGTCTTAATCCTGCCGAAAAGAAAATTGCGCAAGATTTATTTAAAAAACGTGCTGCCATGATGGTCGTGTTTTCTGCGGTTTATGCAATGCTCATGCAGGACGATGAGGACTATAAGAAACTGCCTGACAACGTAAAAGACGATAACTGGCTACTGCCAAGCCCTATTGGTAGTGCTGGCTCATTTATTAAAATCCCAATCCCGTTTGAGGTTGGTTTCTTATTTAAGACCATTCCCGAAGGGGCTGTCCGCTACATGGCAGATACCAGCACGGGCAAAGAAGTTTTAGGTTCTTATTTCCGCAGTCTGCGTAGAAGTCTCCCGGGAGAAGCAGTGCTAATTCCGCAGGCTTTTAAGCCAGCACTGGAGTCCATATTTAACCATTCGCTGTTTACAGGCCGCGCAATCGAAGGTATGAGTGATCAGGGTTTACCCGTAGAGATGAGAGGTCCAAATGCGGGTGAGTTTGCTAAGAGTCTAAGCCGTCTTGGGTTATCCGAAATAGGGTTGTCTCCCGCTAAGATTGACCACCTTATCCAAGGTTACTTTGCGGAACTTGGCTCATTCTCCACAGGCATGGCAAGCAATGTGATTACCACAGCCACCGGCAAAGAACCTCCTGCTAAGAACCTAGAGAACCAAGGTTTCTTTAAAGCCTTCTTGACTGACCCAAATACCAGTAAACCGGCTACCGATTTCTACGATCTGATAAAGAATTCTCAAGAGGCTGTTAACGCGGTTAACCGTATGAAGAAAGAGGGCCGCGTTGAGGAATTAAAAGAATTCATCAGCGATGAGGAAAATATTAAACTCATGTCGGTTGCCCCATCGTTGCGGCGCATCCAAGATCAGATGGCTCAGATCCGCTCGCAAATCAACATACTTAAACGGGACTACGAAGGTGATCCCGAAGAGCGCCGCGAAAAAATTAACCGGTTGCAGAAGATATATGATCAGGTTGCCCGTCAAGGTTATCGGGTCATGGAGGCCGCAGGTATTAGTCGCTAGAGAAAAAAACGCCCTCCAAGGGGATCAGAGGGCGTAAAGTACTACGAGGAGAGTGCCATGACTATAAATAGCCATACACCGCTCCGGAATCTACCACAGGATTCTTGATTAGGGAACCCTCCAGAATCTGACCCCATACATGCCGTTGTCTATGCAGACCCTGTGAGTTAAGGTAATCCCCCGCTCCGCGGCTCTTTTACGGACTGCCCGGGCCAGTTGGGTGGTTTGAATCGCCGGAATAAAGAAAGATGCCCCCGGGGCCAAAAGATGCCATTCAATATAGACCGGGACCCCCTCATTCAAGATTTCCATTTGGGATGTACTCCTGCATGTCGAACCCCTCTATCTTGCGGGTATCAATGACCATTGTGTTGACCGCGGGCGTATTGAGTTTTGTGCCCCGAGCCAGACGCTTTTTTACTCCCAATTGCGCCACGCCATCTTTCTCTAGGCTGGCAGATATGGTCCTATAGGAAACTTGGTTTTGGGTACACCAATCCCGGAAGTGCTTGGTATTGATAAAAAGTAGCCGAGTATCTGGCTCGTAACGGGTTAGCAGTTCGCGGTACGGGGTCTGGATGGGTGCTTGCTCCATGCTCGTGCGGCTATCAATCTCGCTATTAATGACCAGCAGGTTTTGATTGTGCTCGTTGAGATATAGGCCAAGTTGATCCAAAGGAACTAGGGAATTAGGTTTGACCGAACTTCTAGCCCCAGAGAAATGCTTGACCGCCCACTGATAGACCCGCTTGATTTCAATATCGTGCAGTTCTAACTTTTTGGAAATCATGCCGCCCACTATAGCCACCGCCGCCAAGGCAGAGTAAAAACGCTCCCGTTGAGTCAGACCAGCATCCTCGTCAAACTTGGCTTGGATTTCTTTGATCTTGTCCCGGATGTATTCTTGGTGAGCCACCACATATTTCATGTAGGCTTCCCCCGCCAGACCGTAATTCTCGAACATGCTGTTGTACCACTCGTCCGACTCTTCTTTAGTGGCTGTTAAGTCTCTGGGGATATTGATCTCAACTACCCGCATCAACTCGCCTTCTGGAAAGGTCTTCATACTGTAGAGCACGTCATGCACAGACTTGTTTCCCGAGGTCCAGAGAATCAAAGCCCAAGTCGTATTGTTAATACGCTCGGAGTTACTCTGGGTCATCATTCGATTACGGCCTCGACCCTGCGTTGATATGTATGCAAGGTTACTTATTTCTTCCGGGGCAGTATTTGTTATCTCATCAATACAGACAGGCATGTTTTGAACCGTACCCATGCGGTGCATCTTAGCCAGAAACTTATCCTGTTCGTACAGCATGGTCTTTTCTGGATGCCCAAAAATAGAGTTGATAGCCATCTCAATCGAGGTCTTGCCAGTACCCGACCCGTCATCGGTTAGGTGGATCTGCACGCCTTTCAGGTTTGTGAACTTAAGCAGTGGGGTTCCAAACCCTGCAAATAAATTAAACGCCCGGGCCTCCATGTTTGGACGGTTATACCAGTTCGCAATCTTTCTCCAATTCTCCAGCGTGCCGCCCTTTGTATAAGCAGGGACTAGATTAATAGTATCGCTCGAGGGTGGGCTGTATATTATTTCGCCCGCTTTAATTTCCCGGTCTCCGATGATGAATGTGTTTTCTGCTGTCCACCCAAACTGAACCCGAGAAAGTTCCGCCGTTGTCATTGTTTGTAGTTCTTTAACCCACTTTGTTATGTAAGCCATGATGTTGTCCATTTGTTTACCTAAAGCCGCCACGCCTTTGGCAGCAATTATTTCTCGTAGTTTGTCTTTTGCCCCCACGCTGGTAAGTGGAACTGAAAACTCTCGGATACCATCTCTAGGCATGTGCAACCGCATCCAAACCATCTCACCATCACGGGGATCAATTAATCGCTTAACAACATAGAAATCGTGTTCGTAGATCAATACGTCTTCGCCGTCTTCTTCAGAGTCTGAGTTAGGCATCCCACGTTTATAGACTCCCCCCTTTTTCCCCCTGAAATAAGGAAAGGGGTATGGCGGGATCTCCACTGTAACTTCGGTGCCAATAGTTTCGTTTTTAATAACAACAATATTATCTTCAGCAGTTGCCTCTGCGATCTCGGTACCCAATTGAATTGGGGAAGAGATCTTGCCTTTGTGTGGGCACCCTTCGCACCCATTAGGGTTATTTGTTTCAAATGTCTCACAGCGATGTGGCCCGGGGATCGAGGAAGCCTTGTCTTCAGTTTCGGAAGCGGAGTAGTTTGGGTGTTTACTCGATAGACGGTGTATTGCTGTCTCCCTATCTTGACAAAACTGAGCGATAGAAAGGCCAGATCTCCACAAGGGTTCTTTGACAGAGTCTTGGTTTTTGTAAATATAACTAAGTTGTTGGCAACCTTTCCCATTTTTCGCTTTCAACATTATGTTGTGGAACTTCGATATACGATTACCTATTAACGCCCGGGTAGTGTCATCGAGTGCTTTTTTGTTGTTCGGGGTTAGGGTAGCCATAAAGTTAAACCCGACCTTGTCTTTGAACACGCCGAACTCCAGCGGCTCGGACAACGACATGGCTACAACTTTATAGGGTGCTTCTTGGTTCTTGAAGTTAAGTGTGTCGGGTATGCGCAGAATGCGTGCGGCATCCGAAGTTACAGAAGGATCAGCGTGAAGGTCTTTCTCAGCACATAGTTTTTTAAACGCTTCGGCAACGGGTTTCCACTCGTTATACGACACCGTCTCAACTAGAGGCCAGTATGCATGTATCCCTCGACCCGAATTAATCAGCGTTGGTTTTGGTAGCCCTACTGTTTGGCAAAACTGTTTTAAAGCAGTCAGTGCCTGTGCTTGTCCTTCGTACTCTTTCCCCTCACCACAATCTAAATCAAGCCAAAATGCTTTAAACCATTTAGCATTCTTTGCTGTTCGTCCTTCGTCAGTCTCAAATTTAGCGCAACCAAAGTAGACATCGAACTGCTGTTCTACCAAAGTGTTTGCTAACTCATCAACTTCTTCCAGCGAACTTACAAATGTCTGCCGTGGAGTTCCCCTTTTTAACCCTACCACACAGTACAGGCCGTCTGTAGGCAAGACTGCGGAGAGAAAAAGATTCCTTGAGGTCATACGCTCTCAATAAAAAATTTGTTAAGAATGGCTTACGCCAACTTATTTATGTATTTAGCAATGGCTTCTTCTTGCCGCCAATTAGGATTTGCTTTACCCGTGAACCACGCATAAATCGTAGGCCGGGTTACACGAAATTCCTTAGCAATCTGTGTCACTGGGACACCAGCCTCAATACAGGCTAGCCCCAGTTGAACACCGATCTTATGCTTTGGCGCACGTCGAACCGCTCTTACAAGAGCAACTGTGTATCCAATCATTTTTAAAAGGGGCTGATGCCCCACCCCTTTTAGTTGGCCCAGTCGTCGAGAAGTTCGCCTACATCTTCTTTAGGTGCAGCGTCTTTTTTCTCACGCTTCACGGGTTCTTTGATAGGCTCGGCAGGCTTTGCTGCTTTAGGCTCCGATTTGGGTTCGGCGGCTGGTAAAGCGGCAGGCTGCGCGGCGCCATCAAGCGCGGCAGGGGTATGACCAATAGCCTTTTGAGCCTCAGAAGTTTTGCTAAGTTCTTGTACTTTAGCGATCTCTTCTTCAGTCAAAGGACGGATAGCCTTGAACCCCAGTTTGGGAGAAGAACTAGTAGTATCAAAACGGATCTCAGTGACCACGTCTGTTACGTTTAGGTTATGACTACCCAACAGTTCGGCATAAGGTTTAATACCTAGTTTGCCATTGTCTGCGTTCCACAAAGAGTTTGCTGGGATGGTTAGTTGATACACATCACCATTCAAATCATTCTCTAAGGACACCGCAACACGACGGCTGTACCGGCAAGCACGCTTACCATTGGGTGCAGACCCTGCCTGATTCTGAGGGCAATCCACGCAACGCTTGGACTGAGGGTTCTTGGCCTTTGCATCCGGGTAGTCCCCGTTATTAGACCAGCAGTCTGGGGCAGATATTTTCTGACCCTCTACAAACTTCTCAGCATAAAACGTGCGCGAGTCTTTGGGCGCCGCTGAAACAATGATGACATTCATTGCACGGTCTTGGTTCTGCGCAACTTCTTCGCCGTCCACAATCATGCGGAATACACCCGCCTTGATTGAGATACGTTTGCCTGCTGTTGTACCAACACTGCTTTGCACACCCATAAGTGATCTGGTTGCTTCGTCCAACTCTTTCTTTTGCAAGTGAGCCGGTATACCACCTTTAAAAAGTTCTAAATCTGACATGACTACTCTCCTTAAAAATTAAGACATTCGAGTTACAACAACGGTTTGCTTGCTATCCAGATTCAAACCGGCTGGCATGAGATCTGGGTTTTCCTCAAGGAACTGATCCATTGCATTGTTTGTAATGCGTTGATGCAACAAATGAAACGCATCGTTCTCCTTGATGATTTGGTAAAGCGCAGGCCAATTAGAGGTCCAGTAACGCTTCATAATACGACGGGTAACACGCCCTACAGTTGGGATCGTGATATTGCCACCAGCATCGTTGCATCGAGCAAGAAGTTCTTCTTCAATCATGCTTTGTTTTTCAGCACGTTGCTTAATTGCTTCTTTGTGCTCGCGCTCCAATACTTCGATGGCATCGCGAATTTTGATGTAGGATTTTACTAACTGCTCAGTGCTTGCCTTTTTCAGGCAATCCTGAATAGACATACTTTCTTGATTCATAACACTCTCCTGTTTTTTCTTAATTATAACACTGCTCTTTACATTGTCAAGAGTCTTTTTTAAGATAAAAGTTCCGTATACATATCTGTAATTTTTAAATGTACGTCTACCTTGTCCTGCAACATTTTGTAAAGTTTGCGTTCTACTGGGCTACCTTGCAGGTGGATTACCGTTGTCGCGTTTTTCTGGCCCGCACGATGGACCCGGGCGTTTGCTTGTAGGTAAGTCTCCACTGACATAACAGGACTCCAGTACACAATGGTGTCTGCGGCATGTAGGGTTACCCCGTGGCTGGCGGCTTGCGGCTGAATAATTAACACGCGAGGATCTTTTTCTTTTTGGAATTTTTCAAAGATCTGGGTGCGCTTCCCGGCTGATACCCCTCCGTGAATAGTATCCACGGCATAGCGCTTTTTCAGGTGCTCCGTGATGATTTCGATAGCGTGGCGAAACGGTACAAACACTAAGACTTTGTGAGACGCCTCGTCGATTACTTCCTCCAGCACGGACATCCGAGTCCCTGCGTCAAACTGGACTACCTCGCCAGTATCCGAATAGACTGCGCCCCCTGACAATTGAAGCAATTTATTGAGATTGGCTGCGGCATTGATTGTAGTTATCTGCTCCCCCGCGGCGCTGACCAGCATTTCCTTGCGCATAATCTCGTAGTACTTAGTTTGCTGAGGGGTAAGCGGTATGTCCCGGGTGACGTAGGTCATCTCTGGTAGGTCTAGGCACTGCTCCTTGGTGAACCGGATGGCAGGCTGTAGAGCGTTGTGTACTACCGTGTCAGCGTTGGGCTTTGCTATCCATCGGAACTGGCTAACTTTGTAGAGGACCATATCCCGGAAGAGCGTCATGTACTTCGGCACACGGTCAGGAGAAACCAACTTTGCCAGCCCATAGGCATCGAGCGGCGATTGGGATGCGGGGGTACCCGTCAACATCCACAGCCATGTTTCAGGCGTAACCAGACGGTTTAGAACCTTCCAGCGCTTGGTCTGCGGGTTCTTGTAGGCGTTGGCCTCGTCCACAACAATCAAGTCAAACTTTGCTTTACTAATATCGTCAGCAACAATTTCAACACCATCAAAGTTAATGACTACAAATTCTGCTGAACCCTCGATAATTGTTTTTCTTTTGTCTCGGTTGCCGTAGGCCACATCCACTGATCGGTGCATGGCAAACTTAAAAAGGTCTGCACGCCATGCCGACTCCATGATTGATAGCGGGCAGATAACCAAGACTCGCTTGATAAATCCAAGCGTCATCAAATAGTCTGCGGCCCAGATGACGGAACCTGTTTTGCCGGTCCCCTGCTCGTTGAAGCAAAAGCCCCGCTTGTGCAGAGTTAGAAATGCCGAAGTTGTTTTCTGATGATCAAACGGTTTGTACAGACCGTTCCATTTGTAGTTACCCAGAATAGGCGACGGAACATTTTTAATGTTCAGGTTTTTTAGCACCCGGGATTCTTCCAACCCCCAATGCACAAGCACTTCGTAATGATCTGGATGCGCCGCCATTACCCTGCTCTTAGGGATAACTTTGGTAATCCGTTCAGCGTCTTTTACTTTTAATAAAAGCGCTTTGTTTTCTAATATTTTCACGCACTCTCCGATAGCCAAGCCTCCAAAAGCGGTGTCCGCTTTCGGATAAAACAAAACTACAACAAATTACAACTACTTCTTTTTACGTTCCCGCGAACTGATCTCAGAGATCAATGCACGTTTTGAATCCCGGTCAAAGGAGCGATTTTCAGAGGCCGGAACCACTTTGGTCCTGCCATTAGCGCCGCCTTTAGAAATAGCCGTAACGTGATGCACGTCCGTGCCATCCCCCTTGCTAGCCTTACCATCACGGATAGCCTGCCTGCGTGCCTTGTTGCGTAGCGCACGCTTCTTTTTCTGGTCATCAGTGCCTTGATATGTAGCGTATTCACGCTTGTAATCCCTAGCCATGCTATCCCCTTCCATTATGCACACAGTTTAGTACTGCGCACCAATTCTTGCAAGTAAAATTGCGCTTGGGGTTCCATACCCCCGATTCAATAGCCACCCCTAGTCGCTCAACAATCGGGTCAAATTCCGCGAAATATTCGTCCCGCTTTGTAATCTCGTACTCTTCCGTAACAAAGTCTTTAGCGATAACAAACAGCAGTCCGGCCTTGATCTTTTTTATGTAGGGGAAGTGCACAAAGGTTGCCGCCGCCAGCAGTTTCAATTGCTTCATGTCTGCATACTGTGCGCTTTTACCGGTTTTGTAGTCTACCAGCCGTGCTTCGTTTTCTTTTTTATTGATAACAAGTAAGTCAGCGATCCCGCGGTAGTAGGCTTCAGGGTCAAAAAAGTTTGTCATGTGGTAGCCCGCCGGGGAACGCTTTACCCCCATCTGATACTCACAGTACTTTTCTCCCGGGAGGGCCTTTAGTTTCTCGAGCAAGGGCACCATGAAAGCATACTTTTCCGGCATCTCTTTGCTGTCCCGCACAAATTCCTCAGCAGCAAGATGCAGATCTTTGCCATACAACATGGCCTGAGACTCCGGTTCTTTAATGTCCTTGACCACCTTCAGGTGGTAGTACTTCTTTGGACACTGATCAAAGAGTGAAATGGAGGAGTAAGACCACGTAGGAATCTTCATTCTTTTATATGGCTTTTTATAGCCGTTCTCATTAACCGTAGTTCAACAATTGCTTGGTCAATCGTGGATGTCGCTGCTACAAAGTCTTGCCCTAATAAATGTATATGAACTTCTTTCAATAACTCTTTTACTTTTATTTCATGCGCCGTGTAATTTAACGAAGTATCTATTTTCATCGTAGTGTTCTGTAATGACGCTATACTGTTATACGCCTCTATACCTTTAACATTTACCATAACTCTCTCCATAACCAACTTCACAATTTAATGGCAAGCCAGTAGCCCAGTCGGGCACCCAGCGCATGCATTCTTCAACATACTTAGTAGCCTCTTCTACCTCTGATTCCGGGGCAATGCAGGCCACAGCATCGTGGACGGTTAGAACCACCTTGTACCGCTTGGCGATTTTAATCATCTGCTCCCCTATGATACATCGGGCTAAACCCTGACAGATGTTTTCCACTAACTTTCCACCATAAATTTTATTGACCCCCCGGCGGGCGTCGTACACGTACTGCTCCTTGCCCTGCTCATCTAATACCTTTCGTAGATTGGGGTACCGCTGGAACATCGAGTTAGGCATAAGGATCCCGTCCCTGCCGTGGACTACCACCGCCCCATTACCAAACGGCACAGACTGATTGCTAGCCATCGCCTCAATCGCGGCTTGGCCTTGGCGCCATAACTCCGGGATCAATGAATAGGTCCCACGGTAGACAGCAATAATGTGCGAAGCCTCTTGTTCCGAAATCTCCACACCAAAGCCTTTAAGTTGCGCTTGGAATTTTTTTGCACCCATTCCGTAGCCAGAACCAAGGATCGTTGTTTTACCAACAAAACGCTCTTCCTTCGTAATTTCGGTGCTTGCCTTCGAATAAATAGCCGACGCCATGATTTTGTATACATCTTCACCCTTTGCAAATGCTTCTGTTAAATCACATTGATTAGCCAACCAAGCCAGCACCCGGGCCTCGATCTGCGCTGAGTCTGAGTCGATCAGCACGTAGCCCTTGGGTGGGAGAATCGCTAACTTAAGTTTGCCTGCGTTAGCCCCCCGGCTCGGTAGGTTCTGAAGGTTAATCTTATCTGTGCCACCCCAGCGGCCTGTGTGAGCCGCGTAATACTGCAAGGGCACGGGCATCGAGCCGCGCTTGGCGATATTGATAAACCGCTCAGTCCGGGTCTCCTCCAACGTGCTCTTGTTTCCAAGCCTCGCCGCAACCAACGCTTGCACCCGCTCATCTGGGTGTTCAGCCAGCGCAGTAAACGCCGCATCGCTTTTGGCGAGGGCCAGCGTCTCTTTACCTGTCGTTGGGCTTATCTTTGTGGGTGGTACCACTCCGCATCTTTTTAGTAACTCAGCAAACTTCTGGTTACTCATAAGAGCCTCGCGGTCTTCCTGTACGGCCCGTAACAACTTATCTTTACGGGCTTTAACCTCTTCAAGATGTTGCTCGAGCAGTGGTAAGTCTAGCCGTAGAACCGGGTCTGAGAACATCCGTATGGTGATGTCCACCAGTTTAAATTCTACCCGACTAAACTTTTTGCTTAAGACATTAAAAAGGTCGTAAGTAAGGTCCACATCGTTGCAACAGTAAGCCCCATAGCGATCCAGATCACTAGGCGAGAAGTCACCCCGTCTTTTTCCAATAGCCTCACCAACCTCTGTGCCTTTTTCACCGAGGCCGTGGTGTTTAACCAAAGCAGCGAGCGAACCGCCAACTTCAGTGCCATGAACAGCACGAGCCATACTAAGTGTATCAAGCCAAGCCATAGGACGGATGCCAAACCGCCAAGTAAGAATAGAAGCATCAAACATAGCGTTATGGGCAACTGCAAAACTAGTACCCCAGTCATACCGATTAAGGAAATCCTTCGTCCCTTCAAAGGTCCCGCTGAACCATTCTGTATCACCACCATTCTCCTTGACGGCTACGCCAATAACTTCAAACCGGTCATCGCGGACGTACTCTTCCGTGGTTATCTTCGACAGGCTAAATTGTTTGTCGTAATAGGTTTCAAAATCAAGCGTAAGAATTTTCATCGTGACGCCCATGCCCATACGCAGACAAGTAGAAAAATAAGTTGGAGGAGATATATCATTATTCCCCCTTGGCGCGTTCAATCTCCCGGGCTAGGTACCATGCGGCTTTCTCAAGGTCCTGTACGTATTGCCCCTTCATCCCTGCGCGAGAGACATACTTAACCACATTTCCAAGATGAAAATTAAGTTTTTTGGCTTCGATAAAATCAATTGTTTCGACCCCTCCTGCCGTGTAATGGTGCGGGCTGTTTACAGGATCATGAGAAGAACTATCATCATTCTTCTTTGGGCGACCACGGCGTGGTTTGGCTATCGCCTCTACAACTTCAGGGGGAACTTCTACTTCTGTTTCGTCAATTGCTAACAACAACTCTTTATCATCAACTTTTTGCCAACTCATGGTTACTCTCCTTTTATAAAATTAATAACATCAACTACGTCCTGCAAATTACTTTCGTTCACTACTAACGCAAATCCCCTTGCGCTTCGTATATCTTCCAAGACTTTATTCTGCAAGGCAGTGGGTTTCTTGTCTCCTGCTTTGCACTCGATACCAATGAACTTACCGTTAAAGCAAGCCACGATATCCGGGATACCCGAATGACCAAAGCCTCCAGTTACGGGCGTAAAGTAAAAAGCACCGTGCTCTTTAAGTATCGCGGTAACTTTCTTTTTAACCTTTGCTTCGGGTGTCATTGAACTGGCTGATTCCGTTTTTCTAGCATGGCTTCAGCACGAAGCAAAGATTTCCAACACTCACAAAACATAGCCCAAGTCGAGTTATTATCTTCGAGGTTGTTAATTTCTAAGAACCGTTCATATTCTTCTTGGCATTCTACTCCTTCGCCAAAATCTAATTTCAATTGAAATCCTTGCATAATGTTCTCCTAAAATGGGGCTTCTTCAAAACTTGAAAACTGAATCTTTCTTGCTTTATCCTGCTTACGCATCCACTTTCGTATCTCCCTCCTTTCTTCATCGGTTTTAAAAGGCCATGCCATACGTAAAGAATCTAATGGGGGGTCATCGGCATCAAGATACTGATGCTCAGGTGCAACTAACTGATCCACCATCCACTGCGTAACTTTGTTCATATAAAATCCTTATTCTTTATCCCTAAGTCAAGCGATAACTTTTCATTCTCAGTCTTGACTCTATGGTACGCCTGTTTCCAATGTTCAACTTCTTTCTTTAGGCGCTCGATCTCGGCTTTGTATTCTTCAGGAGTCATTCTTTCACCCTATAAAATTTCTTGGATCCGATGCGAACTACATCCGCGATCCCATTCTCAACAAACCTTTCTAACACCCGATATACCCTAGTCTTACTAACGATCCACTCCTTTGCGATTTTATTTGCCTGAACCGGGGTTTTTGGGTGAGACATTAGATAGTCCCACACCCCCTGCTCAAAATCAGTCATCTCAACTGCCATTGTTTACGCCTCCGTTATAGTACTCTTCCAAGTCAAGTGTAAAATTTCCGGCGATTACTCGTTTAAAAAATTCTTCTTCGTTGTATTTTTTAGTAGTCATTTCTATAAATAAATCCACCATGTGTTGATGATCCGGCCCTTTTTTCTTAAGGCTTTTTAGTTTATCTGAGTAAATACTCCCATAAACTTTGTTTCTTAAATAAAATCTACCCAAAGATAAATCTTGCCAATTGTCTTTTATTATTGGCTCGTCAAGATAAGAAAACAATATCCTATCAGTTGTAAAGTTATGAATGTTTGGGTAGACAGTTTGGTAAACAGGTAAGAACCAACTAAGATTAATTTTTTTATTTTGAATAATAAATTCTGAAGCCGCACCAGTTAAGAACACACAATTAGGTTGATTGTACCGTCGCAAAGTAGTAAGTATGTAATATGTATTTAAAGCGGGGAAACACAATCCTTTTTCATAGTGATATTCAATACAAGACCTAAACTCTTTTAATTCAAGATTAAAAAGTTCGTGTTTAAAGCCGTGTCGTTTAGAAAAATCTTTACTTGCTCGAGAATCATAATCGTCATAATTAGAACTAAACGCATAAGTTATGGCGGTGAAGTCTACCCCTAGTTCCATTAAAAGAAGGGCTAGGAAACGACTATCCATACCACCGCTAAACAACAGGTAGACTTGATCGTGGCCTTCCACAATATGTTTAAAGTGATCTGCTACTTCCTCTTTGAACGATTTAGTTTTACCCTTCAATGAGTAATCTAAAGTACATTCAATCCTATTGTCAGCGGTGATATGGTATTTCACTTAGTCTCTACCTTGATTAGTCGAACAACTTCATTGACCACAGGTGTGTTCTTCTTTCTCTGCTCCGTTACCCATGATGCAAACGCTTTGGGTGTCCTGAGAGCGGGGTCTGATACAAAGAAAAAGTTTGAACCAAAGAAAGCCTTTACCTTTTCATCGTCTAAAGCCTTACCAAATTCTTTGGCGTACCAATCTAGCACTTCGTTAGGGGTACTCTTGGGTAGCACCACACCCCAATCCACCGTGGCATTAAATCCCGGCACGACTGTGCTAAACGGTTGCACGTTCGGTAGCGTCTTGATTGGATCTCTAGCCGTATGCGTAATGATCTTTATCTTGTTAGCATCTTTGAACGTAACGGCAACGGCTAACGGCAACGCACCAAACCTAACGTGTTTACCCGCAACATCTATGGCAGTCTGAGCAGGGCCACGATGCTCTACCCTGTTTAACCCTGCATTCTTGTTGGCTCCAATCGCAATTAACGCAGACTCTAAACCAAGCCTACCCCCACCACCGGAGTGCCCGACATCGACCTTCTCTTTGGTTAACACATCGATCAATTGTTTTGGCGTACTAACTGGGTCATCTGCATTGGCAATAATAACCACGGGCGAGAACCCTGCCTTGAGCGCATACGAAAAAGATCCTATGTCATAAGGGGGGTTTTGATGAAAGTTAGGTAGCGTGTAGTCCATAGCCGTAATGCCACCCATCGAGGCAAGCGATACGCTATGCCCATCATTCGGCAACGTGTTTAGGTGCATCATACCCACCGTACCACCCGCACCCGCTTTGTTCTCTATAACAATAGTGACCCCAGTAGTTCGAGATACCGACTCAGATACAGACCGTGCGATCAGGTCATTACCACTACCCGGAGGGAATGGCACAACCATTGTTATGTTTTTAGTTGGCTTCCAAGCAAATGCTGAACCACTGATGATTAAAGATAAAACTAAGACTGCTAGGTTTTTCATGGTTACTTCTCCTTTGATTAAAATTTTTGTTTACTACCCTCTTATTCCTCTTGCTTCAAATAACAACTTATTCAGCCGTTGCAGTATCTCTTCCATTTGTACTTTGTTTTCTTTGTATAGCCGTTCAGATAGATAGAAGAAGCAAGATCCCTTTTCGTCATTGAAATCGAAATCATAGTTTATTGAATCCATCAACTGACCGACCTCATCAAATCTGTATGACAACTCATCAAGGTCATTGCTTACTTGCCGTACACCCTTAAGCAGTTTATCTAACTCCTCTATCTTGACTAAAGCCATCGGCGGGGACTTTGTAGTTTTTGTAGTTTTCTTAGTTACTTTTTTCATGTGTTCTTCTCCTTTATGTCATAAAACCAATCATCACCCGCAGACCATTTGCGTGTGCCATCTACTGTCCAAAAAGTTTGAGCGGCTTGGAAATCAGGGAACTTTGTCTCAGCAGGTATAAGCGACTGATCGTACCAAAGACATCTGTTATTGGGTTGACAGGCAAACTGACCCGACTCTAACCTGATCCAGTTAAAACTTTTATGCTCCTCGGCCTGCTCAGTAAATCCAGTATCCACATCCATTCCGTCTGCACAAAAATCCACGGTAAACATATATGTACCAAAGTACCACTCTTTATTCTTGCCGAGAAACTTCACGCCTAGATTACGCAACCCAATCTTTTCAACGATCGTGAATCTATAGCCCATGCAGTCCCACAATTGCAAAGTGTCTATCGGCAAATCACTATGGCCTTCCTTCCACACATAAGCATGGATTGGGAGTTTGTCGTACAGAGCACCATACGCAGGCAGTAAGGACTCGATGCGGAACACCTGACCCCGCAGGGCTTTAAGGCTTACCCAAACGGCAGGCTCTAATTCTCCGTGACCCTTGTGGAAATTGTAAAGAAACTCTTTGCGGACAAAGCATTTTATGGGAGGCAAGGAGGAAACAATGTAACTCATGCGTTCTTCTCTTTTAGTTTAGCCGCAATCAAAATATAAAAATGTTTTGGGGCGTTCCACGCCTGTGCCATTTCCCACAGGTTTTCTATTTCCTCATCCGTCAGCCCAATCCATTCACGCTGTTGGCAACAATGCCCACACCTTGGGCAGAAAAACTCATATTCACGGTCGCTCATAGCCTAGTGCCACCACGATTGTTAGCGCAGGGCCATGCCTGTTTCAGGGCTTGGTTAATAAGAGACTCTGCGGTTTTGTGACGGGTGGAGGGGTTGTTATCCAAATATCTCTTGACCATGTCGGACACCTGCCCGGCGGTCACATTATCAGGCGAACAGAACGTGACGCTGACGTACACGTCAAACACCCCTTGAATAAAACCCAAGGCTTGCATCTTGTCACCAAAATCTCCAGTCATTTTGCTATGAAGGCTGTTGCCGCTCATAAACTCGGCACTCGCCATGCATGGGACAAACAGCAGACCCACAATTAGTTTTTTCATTTTAGATTGCCTCCTGATTTAAAAACATTTTTATTGATGCGTTTCCCTAATTCATATAATGTTTTTAGAGGTAAATTTTTAAGGCCAAATTTTAAACTCATACACTTATTAGTTTCGTTGAACATTTCTCTGTTAAATTCTTTATAAACTAAATCAACTTTACTATCATCTTTAGGTACTAAACGAACATAATAAAGTGGGTCGCCTCGTTTTATAATTAACGGTTTACTGGGGTCGATAACTTCAAAAACAGGTTGTAAAAACCTAAACCATTTTGAAATGTCAAATGAACCCGGAATTACACGCATATTCTCAACGCATGGTTGGCAGTGCATGGTTGGATCTAACATTTCAACTAAACATGAAGTTTCAGAATAAAAATAATAGTATAGTTTTAGACTCATTAGTATAGGCGTTGAAGAATCCGCTCTAACGCTACATCGGTTTTCAACAAAAGAGTCGTAAAAATTTTGATCAAAGTTTTTTGTACCAATCCAATTTTTTTCTGAATCAAATGTTAAATGTATGTCAGTTGGTGATTTAATAACAAAAGTATTTTTAAAATACCCAATTAAAGCGGGGCACTTAAAAAAATTATTTGCGTCTTCAGCAATAAAATTTCTTGAGCCAACTAATTCCAAATATACGGGAACAGGATCAAAAAAAGCCAACGGAACCCAAGGCGTATTTTCATTACTAAAAACAGACCACGTTACTGTAGTCATTTTAGATTGCCCCCCGATTTAAGTAAGTCCCCGCCATAAACATACGTACCAACGTGTTCTAATTTAATGAATGGGTTAGCGTAGATTTTGCCTCCGTGTTTACGCCACAGATCACAGAAATGATAATCCTCAGATAGCAACGCACCTGTCTCATCAATACTCGTAGCAAAGAACTCATGGGTTAAGGGCTTAATGTATTCACCATCGACTCTGTGAGTTGACGTTCGGTAAGTTGGTACGTGCGGCATCAGGCCCTCAAACACACCGCGCTTGATTAGCATGAACCCTGTACCGCCGTGGCGTACCTCTAACACCCCATCCTCATCTGTCTCTACCTTTTCTACACCATTAATCATATTCATTACAAATGCACCGCCGTAGTCCTGTAAACTTTCTTTACCCATCTTTGCCGCTTTACCAACCTGTTTCCAGTCAACCTCTTTCTTGGGGTATATACCCACGCAGATGTCACGGTTAGCCGCCATCAGAGTAGCCACAGCCTGCCCATCAAAAGAAATGTCAGCGTCGATAAACATCAGGTAATCAAAACCTTTCTCCAAGAACAGACGGGCTAACTCGTTGCGAGCACGGGTAATAAGACTCTCGTTAGTAATCTGCGCCCAGTAAACGGGCACACCCACCGATTTCATTTTGTTTATAGTCCCAAGCAAACCCGATACATAGTTGCCTGTACACATCCCGCCGTACATAGGCGTGGCAATCATTAATGATGGGCGATCTTGTTTTTGTTCTTGTTGAAGTGGTGTTTCAGTCCAATCAGTCATGCTTTCCTCACGATAAGTTGATACCCGGTATGGGCAATTATTAGTTCATCCTCAAACATATTTACAAACGTATCTACCGCAATCTTTGGGCGTTGCAATAAAATAAAACCTTGTGGCTTCCAAAGATAATCATCAAACACCATGAACCCACCCTTCTTTAACAAAGGCCAAGACATACAGGCGTCTGTTAAAACATCTTTGGCTAGGTGCGATCCGTCAATGTAGATGAAATCAAACTGTTTCTTCTGAGCGATCAAGCCACCCAATGCTTTCACAGATGTACTCTTGATTGGCAGTACATGGCGGTCAACGAAGTTATCCATGACCAGACCTACGTTGTGTTTGAACCGCTCTTCTGTCCCTGCCATATCTTCAGGCGTGTGTTCAGCACCACCCTCCCATGTGTCGATGCAGTAGATCTCCCCACCATCCTCCATCATGTTCTCGATGGTCCATACAGCAGACCGACCTTCAAACGCTCCGATCTCTAAAAAGTTTTTACGTGCGGGTAGATGGGGTATTAACTGCTCCCACACACGGGGTGCCCAACCAAACCAATCCTTTGTATATTGATAGTCGCTCATCAATCAGCACTCCAAAATTTAATAAGTTCACCCGTTTTAATTTCGTGCTTAAAAACTTTAGTAACTTCTTTGTGGTAGTGCCTTGTTAACTGAGCAGACCAATCGCTAAGAATATCTAGCCCCATAACATCTTCAGGTAGTTCTCCCCAATTAATATCTACAACACCTTCTTCTTTGGAGGTGTCATAAATTAAAGTACCTAATTTAACTTTTGCCATTTCACTCTCCTATTTTGTGGCTTCGTATGTTGTATTCATTAACTCTTCATATGAAAACTTTTTACCCAATGCTTGAACAACATCCACCTGTTCTTCGGAATACTTCTCCAGCCGGTTATTAAATACAAACGCATACTTCGGCAGTGTGATATGGCGGTGTATAAAGTCCCGGCCTAACGGGGTCAACCGCCATAGACCAGAACCCCGTACCTTTTTGTCCGCATTTTTCTTTGTTTCGAGTAGACCCCAGTGGTGCAGGGTAGCCATCGACTTTGATCTCAACACCCACTTCGGTGCTTTGCCTAAGTCAACCCACTCGTCTTCGAAAAAATTTTGGAACATCCAAATCATGCCCCGCACCTGTGTGCTGGTGATTTGATAGCCATTGATCTTGCCCCACCTCTGACAACAGGGGCAGTTACCTCCACCATTTTCTAAGACATCGCGATATTCCAGCCATGCTAAGTCTTGATCAAAAGATTTCATCTCACTCTCCTATTTATTTTTGCGATCATTTAACCATAGGATTACACCAACACCAACAAAAACAATCACGACAAACCATACTAATTCTTGCGCCGCTTCGGCGGCTTGCCCTGACTCATACCACCAGTTCGTTTTGTTTATCATTGGTTCTTCCTTTTCTTTTCCATAACTTCATAGGTCCGATCTATCGCGTTGACCACGTAGGCCACAAAGACTTTCTTGTCCCTCGTAGACAGCCACCCAGCCTGTGCCAAGAGAGTAGTCAGTGCCGGGATGATGTTGTCTATCTCTTCGTCTTGGAGCATATCTTCGAGCCGATTTAGCAACTTCAGGTATGTGTTTTCAACGGGTTTGTTCACGGAACCATCCGCTTAAAGAAGTAGTTTGAGAATACTATGCGCCCCCTGTACTGCGTTGGGATCACAAAATCGAGGTGTCCGTTCCTGTCCATGTACTCTTGGATTTGGTCCATCAAGGTATCACCAAACTCAAAGTGCCTTCTCTCATGGATAACGTGGATGATCATCGTGTCCTCCGGGTCCGACCCAGCGTACTTAAATGTCCCCTCATCCATCTCGCCGAACCACACTTCCACTCTTGTATCAAAGTTCATATCACTCCCCTAAAAATAATTCGGCAATAACTAGGTTATGGCTCTCGTCGAACCCCAGTGCCTCGATGTACTTCTGCGCCGCCTGTCGGGAGAGGAACGCCGGGTATGGTGAGTAGTACACGCTCTCCTTACTGGGTATGGTGATCTCCTCTTTGTTGTCCCGGGCGATAATGTAGACGATCCTCATCCTTCTCCCCTTTCGTAGTTATAAACTTCCGCGCCGCAACATTCGGAGTACGTGTCCTCTTCTTCGACCAGCATGCCCGAGCAGTGCTCCTTGCACTCGGAGCAGATCCCATGCACCTCGACTTCGTCTTCGATTTCTTTATCCATTTACATCCCCTCGTGAATAAACTGCTGTAGTAGTGGTAGCGGGATAAACTTCACCCGCTTGCGGAGTTCCTCGATGGTCAGGCTGGGCGCAACTGACTCCCCTTCCTCGTTGGTCCCAAGCACCAGCCCCCTACCCGCCAGTGGCTGGGATGCCCCCTGCTCCTCGTGCGTGATGTTGAAAAACTCCTGCTCCTTGCCAGTGATCAGCCCCTCGTCATCGATAAAGACCGTGTTGCCCTCGTAGTCAATATCCACACAGGCGAATACATCGCAGTCTATTAGTTTGTAGATCTCGTTGTAGTCCCCGTTGTACTCGACCTCTGTGATGGTCCGGGCAAATGGGTCAATTAAGTATGCTTTCATTCTTCGTTCTCCTCGTCTTCGATTTCTTCCAGTACATCCTCTTCGCAA